CTTGCATCTTCTGGAATGGTGTCAATGGTTTGCCAATTGCTGAATATAACCCCTTGTAAGTTTCCAATCTCACCAAGTCCAAATACCCGCCACCAATTGGCCCAATAATTTGATGTGGTTGCCCTATCCCGTGCCTTTTCAATTTCCGTTACAATGGATTTATCCAACGCTTCGTTATCCTTGTAGGTGAGTACAATCATTTCCGCATCGGGGTCGTTTACCAATTCACTATCCACCCAAAACTCCGCAACGGGGTTATAATCCAAATAAATGAATTTACGGGTACGAATTGCCATTTGGTAGTACGATTCCCAATCTATGTTGTTGCACTCGTTCACAAATAACACATCACGCCTTGCACCCCTTAATTTTTGTGGTTGGTCTGCACTAAAAAATTCAATGTAACTTTCGTTGCTAAACTTATAAGTCCATGAAGATTTGTTCCATTTCAACGGATCAAACATGCCAATCATTTCCATAATTTTAATAAAGTCGCGAATAGCACCCCTCCGCAAGTGGGGGATGGTTTCAGACACAACGCTTATTTCACACTTTGGATTTTTGACTGCATAATCAATTAGCAACGGAATAATCGAAAAGGTTTTTGAACTTGATGTTCCACCCCTTACAATTCTAACCCGTTTGCGTAATTGACTAATCTTGACCTGGGCCGTTGTCTTCTGCAACATTTATATCAATCCCGTTGAAAATTGGTTTCTCTTTTTCCTCCAATACATTATGGCTCATAGATAGTTTGCGGAGTTCTTCTTCGCTACTTATCAATTTCATTAACGCCAATTGCAAGGTGGGTTGTTCACTCAAATACCATTTGGATCGCATTGATACCTTAATGTTGGTTTTGACTTCTGCCAACGCCTCTTTTATACTTTCCGATTTTTCCAATTGAAGGTGGTAAAATGTACTGCTTGTACACGGTAGATATGCAATTACATCCTGGATAAAAAACAACTTGTTTTTCTTGATGGCTTCCAATGCCGTTTGTTCTAATTCGTTTCTGTCGTATGCCATTATTCGTCTGGTGTTATAGGAATGGGCATCCAATAAACCACATCCAACCTTTGGTCGGTGTGTGAGCAATGCCATTGCCCGTCATAGTAAGTAGCCACAAAGGGGATGCCCCGTTCGGTGTGAACCAATACGGGGTGTCCTTCTTCTGGTAATGTTCGTTCAATCTTCCGCCATGCTTTCATCGTGTTTTTGTGCTTCTTCGTAAGTGTCGTAAAATGTTTCTTCGCCGTCGTTGGAATCGGTCACCAAAAATTCAACTTCTCTGCCAAGGTTTGAGCAAATTGAAATACCATCTTCAAGGGCGATGTAAACATAACGCGAATTAGGGTTAAATCCAACCTGCATGATTTCCGCCCTTGAACATTCGTTGGCATAAGCCATGAAAACTTTTGATAATCCTTTTGCTTCGCAGTAGGCAATTGATCCGTCAATGACGTTGATTGTGATATTGTTTGTCATATTCATAATGCGAAGATGGTGTTTTATATTTGAAATACCAAATTATTTTTATTATTTATTTTAATCCCACAAATGCTTTCAAAGGATAAAATACTAAACTATTCCGATATCCCCCTTCGTGTGTGGGGATGATTGGGGTAACTCCATGCACATTTTTCCATGCTGGGTAAACCAAAATTGAATTGTCGGCACTATCCATTGTGGCCCCGTAATCGGGAACATGAAGGTTTCCACCTTTGGCATTTAACCGCTTTGTGATAATTACATTGACTGCACCAACTATGTTTCCCGCATCACGATGGAACGGGGCGGGGATATTATAGTTTGAAATTGAACTTGTGAATAGGTTGGCAAACTTCCATTGGTCGGGTACATCTTTAAATAATTCTAATTGCCGTTCGTACTGTTCGGGCATAATTTGTTTGATGATATCTTCGCTTTCTTTGGCTAACATCAACATGGCTTTTATAAATATCTGTGCCGACTTCACCGCATGAACACTTGACAAATTTGGGTATGGCCGTTTGAATTGGGCCTTTGGTGGTATACCTCCTAAAATAACGGAATACTGGTCCACTCTTTGTTTTCCACTTTTATCTTTTTTCATTTTTTCATAGGCTTCTTTCGTGCCTACGGTTGCCCTTGACATTAATGTTTTTGGTACATTGTTAGTTCGTAATTCAGCGTTTGCCAAGTTGGCCAATTTACACATCTTTTCGGGCATCTGTTTTATGTAGAAACCAACTGCGATTCCATCCTCATAAAAAATGCAATCCTCCGTGATGTTTGGTTCTATGTATGGGCATTCTTGACCCATTTTAACATCGTGTTCTTGTTTTATTAAATCAATCCTTTTCATAGCAAAATACATTTGTACACGCGGGGAACCAACTCTTTTGCCATACATCGTAATCACGGCTTTGGAACTTGGCGGTATTCCCAATCGCACCTAATTTATAATTTTTGTTTAACTTTTCAATGATATTCCAAAATCGTGGTAATGATGGGTCGATATCAAAACTCCATTCAAAAACTAACTTCTTAAATTTCCTTTGGGTGTTTTCCAATATCGGCATTTCTGCACCTTCGATGTCTATTTTAACGCACACCCCGTCTTTAATTGCTTCGTCAAAATTAACGCAATCGACCTTTAATCCTTTGCCGTTCCAATTCTTGAACATAGAATTACGCCACACATTGCCATTATTCCCTACATATAAATTTGCCTTCTTGACTTGGTTGTGGACCAACCCCGCACAAACCACATTTGCCGTGAATCCGTTCAACGCTAAATTCTTTTCAATCATCGCGCAATTGTTTGGGTCGGGTTCGTATACGGTGACTTTGGCCCCCAATGCACACGCCAACAAAGTAAACGCACCGACATTACCACCGCAATCCACCCATTCTTCCCCTGGTAATATCTTCATGCCTTTTTTTTGGTATACATCCTTGCCAATGACTTCTTCAAATGTTTTCAAATCGCTTGTGTTTTCACGATGCAAAAACTTTATACCCTTGATGGAACTTTGAATCATAACTTTTCCTTTTCCTCTTTGAGCAACATCATAATCATTTGGCCGACATACGCCCCGCGTTCACGCCAAAACTTCACCAATTGATACGCTTCTTCGTAATGCTCTGGTTCAAATTCAATTTGAATGGCTTTCTTTACTCCGTCTGCCATATCCGAAAGTTCATCGGATAAATCTTCCTCATCCAAAAGTGAATAATCAACCTCAACTGGTTGTTGCCAAACATCCAAACCCCACGCGTTTAACAATTCGGGTTCCCATTCATTGGCCAAAATGTCCCAATCCCATTCTCCGAATCCCACATTGTCCTTAATGATAAACTCCTTTTGTTGCTCGGGTGTTAGATCCGATGCTTTGATAATTGGTACTTCCTTTAATCCAACTTCTTGCACGGCCCGTAAACGCATATTTCCACCAAGGACCACCATATCATCATTGACAACGATGGGGCGTAGTTGTAGCATCTGCGGAAAGTCCTTAATGGATTGCACTAACTTCTTGAACTTATCATCTTTGATGACCCTGGGGTTTGTATCGTTCGCGATGATGTCTTTGGTTTTTACTGTTTGTATCATTTGTTAAGTTTTATTTGATGTGTGATAATTAAAAAGTCCATGTGTTGTTTCTTGTCACCCATTTCGATGTGGTGCTTTCTGCAAAGTGCCATAAGGTTTTCGATGGTGTCCTTTGTTTTTGATCCGCCGATACCCCGTGGTTTAATATGATGTATATCCACGGCCTGGCTTCCGCACACCTCACACGGGATAAAATCCGTGGTGTCATAACCAAAGTATGTTAAATAAATCTTTGTGTGTGGTTTCATCTTTGATGGCTTTCAAATATAGTTCATTACAAACGCGTGGGTTCATTTCCATGGCTTTGCCTACTTTTTCCCATGTCAATCCCATGTCCTCGCGTAAAATGGCTATGGCGTATTGCTTTGCAAGTTTTTGGCGGCGAGTAACCACGGCCCCCATCTTGCTCGGTCTTGAAATTTCTGTCTGCATTTTATACACATATAAATTTGGTTGGGTTCAATGTTCGGCCCCAACTCATTGATAAGTTCTTTTGTTGATTCTGCATGATGGTCACAACAATCACAAAGGTTTCTCGTAAGTTTCATACACCTGGGTTAATTCGTTTATCATGTTTTGCCATGCCTTCGGGTTGCACGAACATGGCTTTTGGATTCTTTTACTTTGGAATATGCGTGACCACATCACCGCGATTTTGTCGGCTTCCATTGGGGCTAATGTTGTGCTATTTACACTCTTAAAATATGTCCACCATTCGTATTCATCCTCCGTCATACACAATGGTTTGCGATAAGGAAATATCTTGTTTAATTTTTCCTTTCGTTCTGTGCATCCACAATCTTCCCCTCCAATAAATTTCACAAGGGCTTCAATCCCCGTGGCTTTGGTCACCTTCGCTATCGTATCCCCCACCCCGATGGATGGTCGTGATTCGGTGTACTTCTTCCGTGTTTCGTTTTTCTTCTGCATATATTTTGTATTTGATTACTGTTCTTTGTTTGATAAATTGTTTCGCGTTTTTGATTGAGTTAAATACGCTATGTGTTGGTATGCCCGTCTTTTTTTCAATGTCTCTCATGCTATGTCCGTACACAAAATGCAACTCCAATAGCATCTGGTCATAATCGCGTAGGTCGTCTATTGCTTTCTTTACTTCACCCATCAAGTCCATGTGTGCCATTTCAGCCATTTCGGGGCTTTCTACGGGGTTAAATTGGTCTTGGTGTGGTATTGTCTTGTTTTCTGCCCGTTTGATGTCTATAAACGCATTATGTAGCATTTTGAATAAATAGATGGTATTGATGGTTCCGTTGTAATTGGCGAATCTGTTTAGTGAACCTTCCTTGATTTGTATTTCCCCCAACTTCAAATACATCGTTTGTACCATATCATCGACCTCATCACGATTCGCACCCAAGTATTTGGCTATTTTAATCCATTCAATGTGGCGTTTGGCGATATCGTTAAGCGTTATCAAAGTAACTTTCTATTTGCACAATAAAATCCTCAAACGAATATACCAACGCATATTTGTAATTCATGGCCTCGACCATTAATTGCCACTTCTTTTGATGTTCGGATTGTTTATTCGGTTTGATTTTTAACTCAATGAATAACCCGTGATGGGTTAGGTTGGGCATAAACAATACCAAATCCGATACGCCTGGGACAACTCCCTCGGCTTTTAACCTTTGGGCCGTAAACAAATCGCGTGATCCACCATTGGGAACATGGATTAATAAATCCCCGATTTGGCGGTATTGTAGTCGGAACCACTTTACACATTGCACTTGCATACGGCTTTCAAGGTGTTTCATTCCGCGTCTAAATAGATTGATTTGGCTTTTGTAAATCCTTTGTTATACCACCATTGGGCGTGGATTTTTTCATCCCGTTTTAATTCGTGGAATAAATCCGTTGGTATTTCAAGATTGTGGTTTATCTGTAACCATTCAATCAACTGGTCTATGGGTGTAATTTCTTCGTTTAACATTATTTTGTTTCAATTGCGTTTTTAATTGACATGGTCATGTAATCCAATGCCCGTTTATAACCCTCCGCATAACCATCGTCATAACTCATTTCCTTTCCCATTACTTCCATTTCTTTGGCTTGTTCCAAAAGTATTTCATGTCTGTATTTGGCCTGGTATGTTGTTCGATTAACAATTATAATTCCATTTTCAATCAATTTGTCAAAAAACCATTGAACGCTTCCGTTTGTCATTGCTCACCTCCTCCGTAGGTTTCAATTTCTTGTTTTACTTCTTCCCAATAGTTTGATAAATCCTCATCCTTGTCAACGGAGTTTATACTTAAAATTTCTTCAACACAAATCCTTGCGTTTATTTTACCATATCCCCCACGATTAAATAGATGTATTAAATAAATTGCATTTTCTTTTGGTGTCATTGCTCACCTCCTCCGTAGGTTTCGTTGTAGTATTGTTCACCAGTTATTGGTAATGTACTTTCAGGATAATCAATTCCATGAACTGTTCCTTTGTTGTATGCAGTTT